CTTCGATTACGATGTTCTTGATGTGTGGTGCTTTCTCAGAAATAGTTTTCAGAAGCCTTGAAATTTCATTAGCATCATCCACTTCCTTGTAATTCTTTTTTTCTGCGCTGTACATCTTCTCAGAACCTTTGAAGGGAAGTTCCTTCTTAGCTACGTTGATGATGTACGTCTCATCTGGATTTAGGTGTTTGATTGATGTTGATTTTCCTGTACTGGTCTCTCCTACGATACCAATTAGTTTACTTGCCATTTGCTTTGCTTTTTAGGTTTTAACTTTTTTGATTATATATATACACTTTTTTTGTTATAAATTCCTAGCCTCGACAAACTTAATTTTGCTCCTGTCAAAGAACTCTAGAGCCTTCTGCAACCACTTCAATTCCACCTGTTCGTTGCTTGATATGATGTATATCTGAGCATTCTTATCTGGATTGTTGTATTCCATTGCTGTGCATCTCTGTATCTTCTGAGCCAGGTTCTCACTATTCCTGTCAAAGTAGTTTATAACTACACGATTCAAGGGTTTGTATGTCACACCAGTGTTGCCAATCTTCACAACAGCCATGTGATTACCTTTTCCCTCAGCGAAATCAGCAAACATTTGCTTCTCGCTGGATTTGCTGTGATAGGAAGGAATTCCTAAACCATCAGCCACCTTTGTTACACCACAGAATATGAGCATTCTCTCATCCTGATGCTTGCTAATCAACTTCTTGGTAAGATTTGTCTTTGCTAAAGAAGATTGTATTAGTCTCATTCGTGCTAATCGAAGGAACATCGTATCTCTGTATTCTGACTGCATCTTATTAATCACCCATGTATAGTTATCAAACTGCTGTTTCTCTGTTCTTTCCTTGCCACCATAATTCTGTTTGGTGATAGTATCTAGAGGTGTTGTTACAACAGTGATTTGATAGTCTACAATGATGCCTTCATCAATTGCTTTTGCTAAAGGGTATTCAGCATTCACATACATAGCAAGACGATCTTCTAAAACTATTCTAGTAGATGTTGCCAATGTACCAGTGAGACCTAACACTCTCTTGTTGTCTGTAAACAACTCTTCACACACTTCTATCTGGGCCTCAGACAAGAGATGTATCTCATCGATGATGATGATGTCAAACAGCTTGTCTGTATACTTTTTAAGTGATAGATGTGTGGTGAACGTGATGTTCTCATTGTCATATCCAAGAGCTTCGAAATCATCCAACCAGGACTGCTTAATCTTGTTGTCTGGATAGGCAACTAGAACAGAACAATCTTTATCATAATGCTTCAGCACATTGATTGACGTTCTGATTTTGCCAAACCTTGGACATAGATAGAGAATACCATACTCTCCACCATCAATCCACTGCTTGGCAAATTCAGATTGTCTTTGATCTCTTAGTGTCATTCTTACACTAACTCTTCTACTATTCTATAAACTTTGTATCCGTTATCTTTCAAGAGCTGGATAGCTTGGTTTATTCTATTCTCCACACTTTCAGGAGCAGTTGTTTTTAAACTGGCTACACGAGCTTTAACAGGTTCACTTGCTTGAAAAGTTACAGTTACTGATTCTGCATCTTTTTCAGTGATTAATGCAGTCTTTCTCCAAGTTTTCTTGGTCAATTGTTCGCATTCTTTTGCTAGAAAACTTTTGTGAGTAGCTTTCTGGATCATTGATTTTGGCAATGCTCTTGTTCTCAATACTGCGAGATAATCATGAGATGTGAATCTTTCTGGCATCTTTGATAATGCTATTTGATAGTCATTCATGATCTTGTTGTTGTTTTGCTTGGTTTTCATTTTGTTATAGTTTAATTTGATTTGTTTTACACTTTACAGAATTATCACTTTATACAAACCATCTATTTCATGGTCTATTTGTAATTTATTAAGTCTATTTGATATCGTATTAATATCCATATCATCAATTCTCCATCCTTTACCAGCTAATAATTTACCATCAGAGAATTCTAGTTTATTAGCTGCATCTAACATTCTCATCCAATTACTTTTACTTTTGTCGTTTTTTCTAATTAACTGTGTTCCCATTGTTTTTCAGTTTGATATTGTTTAAATATTTCATCTGGTGTTTCTTCTACCCAACAAGTGGCTATCATAGCTCCTCTGCTTTCTATTTTTGTGCACGGTATACCGTCATGACTAATTCTTTTTACGTTGATAATGGATTCAACTCCAACTAGAATAATTCCCATTCCCTCAATTCTTGTTAATTTCAATAATGACTCTCTCATAGTACTTTTTCATTTTTTAGCTTAGTTTCCTTTTTACACTTTAAACACAAAATCACACCATTATTCAGGGTGTGACTTGTTACATTTTTACATTTATCGCAATGTTGAGCTATGCTGATCATTTAGAAAGAAGCTTTTGTTTACGACATTTTCATAATCTACTTCTGTAATATCCTTCCTCTTGGGAAGTTCCTTGAACATACCTATCTGACCAAGAAAGCCAAGACCAATTCTTACATCATCTTCGCCATAGCTGTTCTTGATGAGTCTTAGTGATCTAAAATACTTACCACCATACTCATCAATCAGCTTGTCAAGATTGTAACCACTGGGATCAGACACCTTGTATCTCATAGGATCAAATAGTGCTAGCACAACATCAGCATCTTCTTGAGGCACTGATGACTCCTTAAAGTCTTCTAGCTGCGGTTCTACATCACCATTCTTAATTCTCATGGGATTTGATATGTCACGATTAAACTGCTGGACAGCTACAATAGTGTAGCCATAGAAATCTCTGGCATACCTAAGCTCATCACTCATCTTGTCAATGGTTTGTTTCTTAGTAGTGAGTTCCTTAGTAGTCTTGAGTAGTCCCAAATGATCTACAATAACAATAGTAACTTCATTCTCATCATTTGGAATATAAATCTTGTTGTATTCATCAAGTTGCTCAATCACACCATGCTTTAATGCATGACCTCTCAAATCTTTAGCAATACCAACAGGATTCTCTGGACCATCTATGATTGTAATGACATCATCCATTTGTTCCATGTAATCTTTATACAATAGAAATATGTCATGCTCATCCTTTGTCATCTTCTCAGTCCAACCCAACAACTTACTTACAGGAATAATGTAGCCATGATCTAGGAAGATCTTTCTACACACCCACTTAGCAAGTTTGTACGTTCTACTACGCTCCATTGACCGATATATGATACGTAACTTGAATTTTGGATCTTTCTGACTGATATACCAGTCATAAGGGTTCAAAACAAACGCATCATCTACAAAGCTTGTCTTACCGCTACCAGTGAGACCGCCTGTTACAAAATACATTCGCTTACGAATACCTATATACCTGTTCAGACGATGAAATCCCATAGGAATACCATTATTCCTACCGTTCATACCATTATCTACTTCTCTCTTTAGTTTTTCAAAGCTCATATATCAACGGATCTTTTTGTTTGTGCATTAGGTATTTCCACTCCTGTTTTAATCATTTCTATAAATGGCTCAAAACTTCTTTGAACAAGATAGGTGAGACTATTCTGTAAGAAGCTAAGCTTATTATCACCTGATCGTACAGATGCTTCCTTCTTTAGATATACATCTAGATTAGTAGCATCAACAATGTCCTGTGCAACATATTCTCCTTCAGCAAGAATCTTATTGAATTTGATTCTGCAATCCTCTCTAGCTCTCTTTAAAGCTCTTGATCCAGGAAACTTCCTTCCTTTATGCTCAAAGTTATCTGTAGATGGGAATGCATTCCACCAACTTTCAAAGTCTGATGATTTCTGCTTGAGCTTCTTCATAGGTTCTTTCACCTCAGTGTCAGCAAATGTTAGCAACTCTCTTCCTATCTGTGTAATCTCTTGGGTTACATCAGAGACAAGACCTTTCCTGATCAAAGACTGATAGAGGCCAGCTATCTTCATACTTCCATCGATTAATGGTTGTATTTCAATATTGGCCTCTACAAGCTTTAATAAGAAAATGTGATCTAGACTATAGGATTGTTTGAGAAGTTGTTCAAAATGGGAGGGTGTCACATTGAACTTCATTGTTCTTCTCTGTGGTTACGATGATTTTTGCAGGTTTTCTTTTCTCATACTCGTGGTTTGCTTTCTCCACTTCATCTCTTTTTTGCAATTGAATAATTGCCGCCTCCCTAATGGGAACATGTTCATAGTCTTCGTGTACGTTCATCTTTTTCTATCGTGTTTAATTATAAATTCTACTAGCGCAATAAATAATGCAGTGCTAAATAAACAATAGATGAGAAGAAAGCTGGCCATGACTCAAAGTGTTAAAAGTCCAAAGTTTTTATCAAAGAACTCGTATGTTTCACGAGCTTTTGTACCGTTGAATTTAAAAACTTTTTTTAAAACTCCAAGAGCATAACTCTTGAATATTTCTTTTTGCTTCTTAGTCATTTTCCACTCTTTCTTCCACTCTGTTTCTGTAACAGTGTTAGCCATTGTTTTCCCCAATATGTTGAATTGATACTCCAGAAGATGTTCTGAAACATTTTCTCTGTTTATTGGAGGATGTGGAACGTTTGTGAATTTTAGAAGCATCACTTGATTCTTAAACTCATCAACATCCCAAACATCAATCATAGCATTCTTTTTGATTGGCATCAGTTTAATCATGTCTGGCTTAGAATATATCACTACATGCACTGTGCCATACAGATCAAAGTATCTGCTTCCTCTGTTGGTTGGAATCTTTATTGATCTTAAATATACAGGAGTGAAACTGCTAGGAGGCAATGTTTCTATTTGCGTATAAGACTTTTCTTGTTCCATAATTAAAATAAAGAAGTTTGATTAGGTATTCTTTCTACTTTTCTCTTCTTGCCTTTTGTAACAATCTTCAATACAAGACTTTCAGCCTTATCAATGTAATACTGATAATTAATATTCATTGACTTGACATCTGTCTTTGCAGGAAGATAGTTTACCACCTTGCACAACCAATCACCAGCTTCCACCTGTGAACTACTTGGTGCAGTTGACTGGGATTCCTGGTTCTTAATCTTCAAGAGTTTCTCACCATCACTACCACTTGTTACATAGTAGCGAATAAGTTTATTGTAAATGGATGGTTCCATTCCTTTTCTATATCCCTCATAATGAAAATCACTTGTTGATTTCTGTCTTATACAAAAATCATAAGGATTTCTATGAAGAAAAATAGTTTCAGCAATATCAACACCGTCAACAAAGTAACGCTCAAGAGCAAAAGGGACAATTCTGGCGGATTTGTTCTTATGAAGTTCAAAATCCGTGAGGAAATCCCCTTTCTTTTTAATTTCTCCATCTGTTTTAATAGCTAAGTAGTCATTAACTGTTGAAAATATAATCTTCTTGTAATCAGCTCTTTCAAGCTCATATCCTGTAATCTTACACCACCAGTCATTAATCTTTTCCATCTCAGCAAGTTTGCTTTTATGGATGTGAATTGTTACACCGTCAGTGTTAGCTGATATGACACGTATTTCTTTAGCTTCATACGCTTCAATGAGCATCATCAAGGATAATTCTCCTGTGATAGTTGTAAACATAGTGAGTTGTCTATCATATATCCAACTATTCATGTCACTACTTTTACCATACACAGAGTTTACAGCAAGCTTCAACGCACCAACAATACCTTTAATCTTCTTGTCCTTCTTTGCAAAAGGCTTTAGTTCTAGACGCTTCTCATACATCTTTTTATAGCCCGTGAGAAACTCTTTTCCTAAATGATATGGATACTGCTTGTTGTTGATGATGATGGCAGGATAGTAGCTAGAAACGTCCCAGTC